AGTCATAAGAATCATCTTATGGTTTTACGAAAATACATTAGACAACACCTGTCGGTAGATAATTAGAATTTTACCAATTATCAGTCACCACAACTTTGTCCAGATTGCTTTATGGGCTTCTAATGAATTACCCATTTTTCAGCCAATCCCATAGAAACACCCGTCGGTGGTTCTACTTTTCAATTCCAAATTGTCAAAGAACTATACTTAAAAAACTTCTAAGTATATTTATATATATTATACAAAAATCTCAAAATGTATTTTTTTTGAGATTTTTTTTATTTTTTTAAGAAGTTTTTGGTAGTAAATGCGAACCTTTTCATCTAAGTCGAATCTTCGCGTTCTCTCATCACCCCTTGACACCCGGTCGGCAAAGAACTCCAAGTCAAGTTTCCAAGACCAGTATCTAATTCAATGTCAATCCAACCGGCATATCGGAACAAACCACACAATGTTTCCAAAGTGATTCTGTTTGTTTGTTTGCCTAACCACCTGTCTTACCGTCGATATCATCGCCCCCGCAGGGCACGATAAGATTTTCGTGATGAATTTACTACCCAATTGTTAAATAACTTATACTATAATATACAAAGGAAAAATCAAAAAGTCAAGAACTTTTTTATTTTTTTTTTCTAAATGAGAACCCACACCACACCTCGCCTGACTCCGAATAACGAACCTTTTCATCTAAATCGAATCTTCGCGTTCTCACATCAGAGTCGTTCGTCTCATTACGAACCTTGTTTAATTATCAAATAACTTATATTATAATATATGAATAAAAAATGAAAAAGTCAAGAACTTTTTTTTATTTTTTCCAAGAAGTCGTATCTACGATTTGAAATATTCGGGTAGGGATTTTTTGTAATCCCATTTCGTTTGTCAGAAGTAATGTATTGGAAAACTCGTTCCAATCCACCATATAAGATTTGTCTAATACACCACCATTCTTTTCTCTGATGACTTCGTTTAGTGCGTTGATTGTGTAGAGTGTATTACTTTGTTTTTTTCTATGTAGAGAAATAGTATCGATAATGCTTTCTTCGTATTCGTATTTGTATTCTATGTTGTATGTGCAAATTAATTGTCCTAAATCATTTTCATTTTGAAACACATATACTTTTTCATACAATACATCATTGTTCAGAATAATAATGTCCAAGGTTTCGTTTAATCTTGGTTTAGTGGTAAAGGTGCATAGTAATTGAGTTTTCATTATTTATTTAATTGTATTTTTTGTTTTAAGTTAGTGATATCACCTTTTCTTTTTTCTATTTCTTTAGCAATAACTTCAAATTTTTGGTCTACTTTTCTTTCCTCTGCGGTCGTAGGTACGTCTAAACCTTTTTTTCTCATACTTGTGATAAGTCTTTGTATTAGTGTGGGTTTATCCGCTCTTCTACCACCAGATGCTCTACCTGATTTTCTATCAATAGCTTTACCAGTATCATCTTTTTTTGAACCATATCTTGGAACGAAAAACTTTCCACCTTCTGGATTTGATTCATTCCAAGCCTTGATAATATAGTCAATATTATCAGTTGACATACCATTCAAGGTATCTTCACTTAAACCAGCGGTTCCACCATCTTTAAAAATTTCATCATAATATTGAATAGTTGCAACTTGTGTGTATTTTTTTAATTCTTGATTCATTGCTTTTAATTTTTCTTCATCTGGTGATTTACTAAGCTCTTTTTTAATCTTCTTCATCACTTTGTCATCTGATAATGCACCTTTAAACTGATTAAATCTTGATTCCATCCACTCCCAATTTTCTGCACCATCAACACCACCATTGTCTAATGATACAACGTGGTCTAATTGTGATTCTGAAAAGGGAACAAATTCACCTGTTATTGTACTAATTCCACCTGTTGTTAAGTAATGTTTCAAAGCTTCAAAATATCTTTTATTACCATTTTCACCTGTTGAATATGATTTGGGTGGGTCTCCTTTTTTCTTCACTCGTTGAATAAATTTATTATAATCTTCACCCAAAGTTGATTTTAATATACCGATAACTTCATTAACTTCTTCATCATTTATATCATAATTAGGAATTTCTGGTTTTTTACCATCAAGATAGTCTTTGTATTTTTGTAAATCTTCTCTACTCATATTGAATCTACCAACACCTTTACCTTCTGTTGATGAAGCTAAAATTCCATCTACCATATTTAATAAAAATTCTTGTTTTTCTTGATGTTTTTCTTTATTTATCTTTTCTTTATCATCTTTTTTCTTTTCTAAATCTGGTAATTCCTCACCGGCAGTGGTTTCTTTACCACCAACATTAACTTTGGTTGTTGGTCTGATTTTGTGTTTTGATGCATAAGTAGAAAGGTCTTGTTTGTTTGAAAAATCTAATTCATTTAAGTTCTTTAATAATTCCACACGAGCGTCAATAGGCCATTTTTCTTCTTTTAAAATGTCCCATAATTTTAACAAGTGTTGTTCGTTGGTTAGGTCTGGAATTCCTGATGAAACTCTATAACTTAACTCATTGAGTATTTTTTTCCAATTATTCATCAGCTATAATCGTTATTCCGTTTTTTTCTAATGTTCCGTCTTGATGTAGTAATTCCATTTCTTGTTTAGAAATACGAACGATTGTAGGTTTTTTGAAATCGTATTTTTGGTTTACTGGATTTACCACTCCTTCACGATTCGTATAACGAGTAGTGATTTTTGATAATTGTTTTAAATCGTTGCTCATTTAAATTTCTCCGTTATGTCGTCCATTTCGTGATAGTTTACTCCTCTACTGATTTTAACCGGATACTTACCACCACTTTCTATTGTTTGTTTTACCATATTTAAAAACTCTAATCCGTCTTTGGTATCAAAGTCAAACAAAAATGAATCATAGTTATACAATATTAATTTGCTATTGTATTGTTGTAATTTAGGTTGTAATTCATTTAAAATCTTTACATTATTTTCTGTTTCCATTAATTGTATCATATAATTGAACAATTTATTTGGATTCATATCGTGTAGATTTTTCCTAAATATCTTTCTATTATAAATATAAGATTGAACAAAATTATTCCTTTGATAGTCGTTCCAAAGTAATTTAATATAATCATTTACTTTTGAGAAAAATGGGTTATTGGATACATCATCTGATATTCCTCCATACAAATATTTAAATGATAGGGCTTTTGCTTCATCATAAGGTAATCCATATAATTTTGCCATATGTTCGTGGACTGATGTTTGTGGAAAATCATAACCAACGATTTCACCGATTAATCGTAAGTGGTATCCGTCAAAGTCCATTTCAACCAATACTCCATTGTTAAAACGACTGATGAATTGTTTTCTACTTCCGTCTGATTTGTTTAGTGCAGCAAAGTTCAATCCACCGAAACGATTACTTGGACGACCGGTTGATGTAAATGGATTGTATTCTGAATATATGATTTTTTCATAAGTTTTCAATCCGTTTTGTTCTATTTGATATAAGTTTTCCAATATGGTTTGGTCGTGTTGTTCGTAAGACTTGTATAATTCTTTGGATATTGGTTGAAAGTATTCTGCGTGTTTGACCAATGGTATAACATCATTGATGTTTTGTTTATCATAGTTTAATCTGTATTGATGATGATGTGCATTAGTTAGGTGTTCGTCAAAATCATATGGTTGATTGGTTTGTTGATAGTATGCCCAATTTAAATCTCTGATGTCTTTACCGAATACCAAAGTGTTGTGTCGATATTGTTTTAAATCTTGAACATAAATGGTTTGGTCGGTTTCTATCATTGGAATATCATCACGATATTTTTCCGTATGGTGAACCGGAACAATATATTGTTCGAATTGAAAATCAACCCAATAACAACTGATACGATTTTCTTGTGGATGTTGTTGAACATCTGAATACATTTGCAATAATACAAATGGTTTTGATTGCATGTGTTGTTTGAGTTGGTTGAATAGAATATCTGTATTTACTATAACCATTATAACCTTTGTTTATAAATATAATTTTATTATATCAAAATGTAATTTTTTTATGATTGTGGGCCTTGACCTACTACTGGTGTTTGTTGGAATGACCTTCCAGCACCGGCTTGAACTGGTTCACCACTTCCATCAGTAAGACTGACTGCTGCTGACTCTACATTGGAAATTGATATTGAAGTATCAAATCTTGTTTCTCGTTCAGGTCTTGTATATAAAAGTGATGCATTTTTATCATCAATTCTTGTTAATTTAAATAATTCTAAATAATCTTCCAAACCCTCTTGTAGTTTTTTACCACTATCTTGCCAAACTTTTTTCATTCTAACTACCATACGAGCTTCGATTGATGTTTCCCAACCTGAAGTTTGGATATCGTGTTCAACTTTTGTAATCATAAAATAAACATTATCTCTATAAGTTTTTGGTAAATAATCAATGTTAAATATATCACCTACATTAAGTCCACCAATACCGTCTAAAGTAAATGTTAGTGAAACCGGTATAACAATTTGACCTCTTTCAATATAAGAACCACTATTTTTTGCATCAGCAAATGTTATCAAATATATCATTACACTTTTAAAGTATTGAGAGAAGTTTCCTCTATTATCATAACAACCAACACCATTAACGATATTTGATTTTTGTGTTTCTACTTGTTCTTTATATTTCTTTTCATCTTTTTTGATAGAATCTATTTTTTTGTAAAAAGATTTATTTTCACTTGGATAACTAACTTTTGTAACTACATTTTTAAAATTTCTAACATTATTCAAATCTTGTTTTGTTGCTGCATCTTTAGAAGATAATTTTGATGATAATATATTCCAAGCTTCAAGTGGTAAAGATTTTTTACCATCTACTTTTTGATTACCACTTTGATAATCAGACATACTACCATATCTTGCCAGTGTTGCGGCCTCTGCTGACAAATCTAAGGATATATCAAAAGATTTAACAATTGATTTTTTTGAAAATATTGAAAAGTTAAAAAGTCCTTTCGGGTCTTTATCTTCTTCATTGGAATTTTCTACAAAATTTAACAATTCTGGTGCATAATTTGAATCAAACACACCAACTTTATTTGGTTGTTCTTTTGATTCTCCTATTTGAAAATCCCAATATCCACCATACTGATTCATTACATCTGTCCAGAAGTTTCTTAACCCTTGTCGTAGTGAAGGAATATTTTGAAAATGCTTTTGGAACATTTCCATTGGAAACACCATATTTCTAATAGAACCTTTTTGATTTTTGGTTACTTCAAAATCATCAAAAGTCTCATCTATTTGATAATAAATTGCATGTGTTCTTCTTAAGTTTCTTCTTGTTTCTAATGGATACCAATCTAATATTTTTTTCTTATCATCTATTAAAGTAAATCCACCGTTTAAAATTGGATTATGTTTTTTTGGTAATATGATGTGGTCTAATCCAATAGAGTAAAGATATTCAGTTGATTGACAATAGTTTGGTTCATCTGTAAAACTTCCTATGGTTTGTAATTTTTCGTCTTTTCCATTGATTTGTATTTGTAGTTCGAAAAAATCCTTTAAAATATTATCTTCAAACCAACCCCAACTACACCAATATCTATTTTTATAATAATCAGGTGCTTTTAAACCACCGACTTTTATGTTCAACAAACCATTTTTAATAGATTTATGTTTTATATTTGTAGGTCGTATTGGTTCAAAACGTGGAGCGTCATTTCCTATTGCATTTTTTCCATAAGGACTTGAATCAGGACTTGAACCAACAACAACATCTAATTCGTCTACATTTTTTAAATATTCATCAAATACATCTTTTAAATTTTTTATCACCATATTAAAAGTAATTGCATTTTCTGTTAATTCATCAACAACATCTTCTGCAGATTTAGATTCTCCTAAATACTTATCAACTTCTTGATTTAAAGAAGCATTTTCTATTTCTGTTGTTTTTAATTTTTCTCTTATTTTTTGATACTGAATTGTCGCTGGTATAGTTTCAGAAAATATAGATGTTTGTTGAGTAGTTTCTAATAATGCAGATGCACCTGGTGTCAACACTTCTATATTTCCGGTATAGGTTCCGTCTGATTCTATTTTCCAATCAAACTTCGTAATGGTTCCAACACCACAATAATAATTACCACTTGATTCTTTATTTCTTTCTAATAAATTTGTTCCCTCTAACAAGTTAACCATTTCTTCAATACTTAATGAAGGAATTTTAAAACTATCATCTTCTGTACCCCAACCAAATTCTATCGCACTATATGCACCTAACTTTAAAAAGTTTGGTTCAAACACATCTTCAAAATAAACTGGGTCTGGACAAACCCAATCGATTGTAAATTTATAAGTATAGTATTCTTGTTGTGTTACTGATATTTTTGTAATACCGGAATGTCCACGAAATCTATTGTCAGTTCTTTCACCATATCCTTGAAGAAATGTTAATGGTATATTTTTGTTAGAAACTCCTAATAAATTACCTTCATTATCAAATCGTTGATTGAGATGACTTGATATACTGAGTGGTCTTTGTATAATATTTGATTCTTGAATTGTATCTGGAACTGCAACACTAACTTTAGCAAAACACGCTCTGTAAATTTGTTCAGATATAGGATTGTTTTCGTTAGTATCTAATACACCACCAAGAAAAAAGTTAGAATTAGATTCAAAGTTTTTTCTATCAAGAGCATTTATTTTTTTAAATAATGCATCTTGTATTTTAGGGTCTATATTTTTTCTTTTAAACATTAGGAATTAATTTGTTTAAATTCTTGTAAAATTAAATTTATATTTTGTGGTATACGATATTCTTTTCCTGGTTTGGTTATGATTGATTCGGCTTGATTATTTGCACGAGCAATAATCCACCATAGATTTTTGTCTCCATAGTATTTGTATGCGAGATTTATAAAAGTTTCACCAAAGACTCCACGAATAAAAATATCAGAATCACGGATAGGAATTTTTGGATACTCAATACGATTTAAATATTGTGTTCCGTTCTGGTCTTGAAATAATTTTGATTTGTTATAACGATTTGACATTAGAAGTTTCCTAAGTTTCGTAAGCCTTGAATTGCAACTTCAAGTTCTTGTTCTGTGGTAAGTTCATTTCTCAAAATATCTTCTGGTGTTTCATTTGGGTCTCCTGAAGGAAATTTCTTACCAATATTATTGTAATGTGCTGATGTCATTGTTGGATTTTGTTTTCCAATATAAGTAAAGTCAAATGATAATGTACAAATGTGTGGAACTTGTGTTCCGTCTGATAGTTCCCAAGTTGAGTTTTCTGGAATTTCTAAATTAACCGAGTTAAAAAATCCAGGAGCATCATTAAATAAGTCACCCAATGTTAAATAAACAATCGGTGATACTGGTCTTGTTGTATCGTTTACACTATCTTGACTAAAAAATTCTTTATATTGTGGTAAAACTAATCCTTTTGCATAGTTTATTTTTTCCCAAATAATTCCAATATCTGATTTTCTTTGAGAAACAATATTAACACTAAAACTTATATTTCTTGTATATCCACCATAAACATAAACTTTGTCTGCTCTACCAATGTAATTATATGATGTGGTTTCAGCATTTGAACTATCATTGATACCACCTTGTAAGATTGCTGGAAAGATAATATACTTTCCGTTGACTGCATCTCTAATTCTAAATTTAATAAAATCTTTTACTTCTCTATTTCCACGAGAAGTTTGTCTGTTTGGAAAACTAGCCAAATTATTTAATTCACCACCATAACGAACTTGTAAATTAACTTGCTTCTTTAATCTATTGTCAAAAAACTTTACTGCGTTTTCTTGACTTGATTTTGTAGAACCATTATTGACAAAGTTTCTAAATAAACTAATTATTCCACGACTATTTGTTTCAACGTGTCTTTTTGGTTTGAATGCAGTCAGTTCTTGTGGTAAAGCTTTTGATACAACTGCTGCTAATGGATTGTATATTCTTGTATCTTTTTTAGGATTTAATGCCTGTAACAAAACTTGTTTTGCAACAAAAAGTTTTCCTTTTGGTGTTGTGAGAAACTTCTGATATCTTTGAACATTTTGTCTACCAAGTTCTGCCTGTAAAGACAAACCACCTCTAAAAATAAATTCTCCTGATTTACTTACATTACGAACTAATTTATCTGGATTGATTGTTATCATTGTTTATTCCTAAAATGCCGGTTGAATTATAGATACTCTCTTATCTTTTGAAGCTTCAAGTTGTTCTTCACTAACTTTTAATCCTGCTCTAAGTATCTCGTTAGTTTCTTTTTGATAATCTTGAACTGACTTTCTTTCTTGTATTTGTTCACCACGAGATATTCTTCTTAAATCTTCTACTGATATACCGATTGCATCTGCAATACTTCTTCTTTGTAATACATTTAATTGTTGTATATCACCGACACCACCTACGATTGATTGTATTTCTTGTGTTAATCCGGCGATATCTCCGTCAAGTGCCAATTGTCTTGCTCGTTCTGTATTAATCATACGACCTGTCAATACTTGAGCTTCAAATTGGTCAGTAATACTACTTTCAAAATCTAATAATTTATCTGCTGCACTTAAAATAGAATTTAAACTTGAACCAACTTTTGCTGCTTCAACTGCTGCTTCTGCCAAACCATTGGCTCCATCTCTTGAAAATTCTGCAAATAAAGCTGAACTTTCTGCAATGTCTGACATTACTTTGTTTGTAGAAACATTTGCTGATTCCGCCATACTAATTGCTGTTTGTGCCATATTAGTAGCGACATCAAATGAAACACCTGTTAAGTCTGTCATAACTTTGTTAAACTTAACAATATCTGTTGCAGATGTTCCTGTTCTTTGTGCAATTCTTTCGAGATTAGCTGCATTGACTGCGGTTGCGTTTTCTAATGAACCGAACTCATCAACTATTGATTTAAAGGTTCCTCGTAAATTATCTGCACTTAAATTTTGTGCCTTTAATATTAACTCTTGTGATTTTAAACTGATAAATTGTTCTTTTGCAAACTTTACTGATGTACCCAATTCTCCGGCTAAATCTCTGAATTGTCTACCGATACTTCTCACCAGTAAGAATATGGCTGTCAATCCAGCAAACAATATTCCACCCTTTGACAATATACTAACTGCTGAACTTAAATCACCTTTTACTACACTTACTACAGCATTTTGTAAATCTTCACCAATATTTTTTATGCCTAATTTATCAACTAAAAAACCACCCAAAAATGGTAAATTCTTAATTTTTTCTTCCAAAGAATCACCAATATTTTGAGCTCTGTCTAATGACTTCCCAAGTATTTCTGAATTTTCTTTAGCAAATTTCTGAAACTCTTTTTCTCTATCAATTACTTGTTGTGCATATTTTACACTTTCTGCACGTTTTAAGTTGATGTCAAGTTGTGCAGCTTTTTGATTCTTTAAAGATTCTTCAATTTTTTGCTGCAGATTTAAGTTGTCTACTAAATCTTTATTAGCCATAAATTCCTAAGTTGATTGTTTTTTGATTATTGTCCGTATCTTTGTTTAAGTCTTTTAACTAACTCTGGGTCTTTTTTCTCTAAGTCTTTTAAAGTTTTTCTCATATCGTTAGTTATATCACGCATTTTCTGAATAGATTGAGCGTTCTCTGGACTTTTCTTTTCCAAATCTTTAACAAGTTTGTCTGCTTGTTTTCTAACAATAGCTTTTATTAAGTTTCCAAGAAACTCTCTAACTAATTGTTTGTTTTCTGTTATAAATTTTTTATTCATAGATTTTTCCTATCAATAAATATCAAATTTTAAGATTTTTGGAAAGAAGGTTGGGACATTTTAGAATCCCTTCTCTCTGTTGACTTTTTGATTTCTTCCGCTTCTTTATTTTTGGCATTGATTAACTTTTGAGCATAAAATCTTCTCAATGGTATAGGCATATTGTAGAGTTCATTGTGATTGAACCCATTTCCATAATAGGCGATGTTGAAGATTTCTTCGTGAATAGCCGCCCTATTACTCGGCGGCTGGCCAAAAAAAGTCAATCCCTAAAGGAATATCGATTTTGTGTTTATTCCCACTCTTACTTGTATATTCAAAACTCATATCAATATCGGGTGTGATATCTAAAACAAATTTTCTAAATGCTCTTGTATCTAATGCTAAAAATTCATTATCAACAAAATTGTCAATTGTTTTCTGATTAGTATCTCCGTCAACTGATTTGATTTGATATTTTAACCTGGTGGTTAAGGTTTGTGATACTCCTGTAAGTTTTTCGACCTTTTCATAATCTTTGATTATATTTTGTATTTCGTTCTCGTCACCTTGAGTCAATAGTTTAAATGTCAATACTCTTTTAGAATTTGGTAGTTCAAATTGGAAATCATTACCATTGTTGTAAAGTTCAACATCAATAGGTTTATTTTCAAGTTTTGATAAGTCTACCGAATATTCAACTCTTTCCTTTGTGTCAGGGTCTGTTAACATTATATCATAGTTAGCACCATAACCCAAAATACGAGTTCCAATCATTATAGCATTTTTATCACCGATTAACAAGTCATCTAATTTTACATTTGGTGTAACAATCACACTCTGTAATAATTTGGTAATAACTACACCTTGTTCAATTAGATTTTGAGAAGTTAATATATCTTCTTCTTTTGCTGTCATATATTTGACATCAATTGTTCCACTACGCAAAGGACTATCTTCGGGATATAATAATCCCTGTGATGGTAAAGATAGAACTTCAGTAGGAAAACCATACTGATTTTCAGCCATTTTTACTCCTTGATATTATTAAGAATTAATAACTTATTTTTTGCCCATTATCTTTTCAGCACCTGCGATACCGAAAGAACCTAATGTTATGAATACAAATGAATTGTATACCATATCATTAATGACCAAATCTTGTCCCCAAATACCAGTTGTTAAATCAACAATTGCGAATAATGTCATTACTGCAAATGCTGCAAAACCGATAATGGATTTTTCATTGTAATCGTTGTCGTCTTTAAAAATTGCCCACATAACTTTTCTCCTAAAATTCTAATATAGCGTAATCATATTGTAGTGTTAGTGAAATGTCAGTTACATCACTACTATCCCAACTAACATCATTGAAATTTGCATCTGTAATAAATGCACCTTTTAAAACCCATTGTTCAATTTTTTCTCCATTAGGACTTATTAAATTGAAAGTAATATCTTTTTTATATTCTGATGAATATCCGTCTACACCTGTTGTTGATTCTTGATGTATTCTAATCCACTCATTAACTGCTTGTGCTCCTGAAGGAACAATTGGGTCATATAATGTAATTGAAATTGGTTGCCAACTAGCTTTACCTTTTATGTATCGTTTGACATTAATATGGTCAAGGGTTACGGTTTCAAAATTAACCTGTGGTCTTGCTGCAGTTTTAATAAGATATGAAGGTATTCCGTCAATCTCCATAATAAACCTATTTTTCATCTTAGGTTCAAATGGTGTAAAGAATATTTCGTTCGGGTCTAAAAATGCCACTTTATTTCTCCTATAAAATTTTTACTTCAGTAATAAATATAATCAAATTGAAAAAGATGATAATCTACGACAAGTTATTTATATATAATTATTAGAAGTTTTTTTGAAGTTTTTTCTTGACTTTGTTGTTTTTTATCTGTATATTATAATATGGATAATTTAAAAACAAAGACAATTAGGCAAGTATATAAGTTAAAAAATAATTTAAAAAAATACTTGACTTTTACAAAAAGTCTTTGTATATTATAATATGATTGATAATAATAAAGGAAACAATAAAATGGAAAATTTAACAATTAAACCGAGAAATTTTAATAATACATTAGTCGAGAAAACATTTGACTTAGGTGAATATGGAACTACTACTTTAAATGTTTATAGATATAACCATAATCCTATGGAATTATATAAAGCTAATGAAAATCAACCAAGATTAAATCTTGAAGATTATAATAATGATGATTATAATGAAGTAGCTCTTTACAAGGGTATTCCTATGAGATTTAGATTTAATCCAGTTATTAGAGAAATGATGATGACTGGTGGTTTTAGAATTAGGTATCGTGGTGGTAGCAAACCACAATATGGTTTTGTAAGAAGTCAATACAATACCATAGCAGAATATGCTGATACCTTCGCAATTTATCCTAAATAGGTGTTAATATCGTAATCCGCTTGGAACCTATTTTGTTTCCTTAAACAAAAAACCCCCGAGAGTATCGGGGGTTTTTCTTAATCAATATTCCTATTAGTCTTGGAATGCTGCTCCTGTTGGTTGAACTACAAAGTCCAATACGATAAATTCAGCAGTTCTTGTAGGTTGGATAAATATCTGTCCTACTAACTGATTTCTATCAACAACATCTGGTGTGTTGTTTGAATCGTCCATAACTACTCTGAAAGCAGATAGACCTGAATTTGCTTGAACTTGTTCTAAGTAAGGATTCACAATATTTAGGAATCTGTTTCTTAGAGCTGCTGTGTTTTGTTCAAATACCAAGAATCTTGAAGTTGATGCGATGAACTTTCTCAAGTTAATCAACAATCTTCTTACATTGATTCTGTCTAATGCACTTGGTTTACCTTGAAGTGTTTTTTGTCCGAACACGACTACACCTTGACCTGGGAAAGATGCGATTGGGTTTACACGATTTTCGTATAAATCATCTCTTTCTAAGTTGGTTAGTCTTGTTTTTGCTTCTAATACACTTGTTAAACCACCACGATTTAGACCTGCTGGTGCGAACCACTCTTGACCAATTCTATCATTGTTTGCATAAACACCTGGTAGAACTACTGAAGGTGGAACCCAAGTTGGTTTACCTTTAACATCATCAGTAATTTTAACCCAAGGATAATATGTTGCAACATAGTTTGAATCTATTGTTTTAACATCATCTATTGCATTCTGTATAGAAGCTGAATAGTGAGAGCCGTCCATAATAAAGAAAGCATCTGCTCTTGCTTCTATTTTATCAATAGCGTGGTTAGTTACTGATGAGTGAATTGAGTGAATAACACCTGGTAAAGCCAATAAGTTGATATCAAACTCATCTGGATTTGAAATAGCATTGATTGCTCTGATGTATGACAATGAACCAGTAGCACTCGCTGAACTTAAATCAAAACCTTGTGTGTTGTTACCAACGATATTTGTTCCGGTTAATCTTGCTTTTGCAGGATTTGAACCGTCAAATCCACCTTGGAAAGGAACTTGGAACTTTAATTGTCTGTAATCAGAACCTGTAATGGTTAGTAAATTACTACCATCTGTGTAGGTTGAACCCAATACTGACGCGTCGTCGTGTCCGTATGCATCTTCCAAACTCATTGTTATATTGTTACCAGCACCTGCTGATGTAGGTAATGGTGCTAACAATTGTTGGTGGTCAACATTATTAAAGTCTAATCCATAGTAAGCATTTTGGTCATATGAACCACGAGAGTTTAACTGACCTGTATCTGCTGAAGTTCCAAGGTATGAAGATGTTGGGAACGCCATTGAACCACTACCTCCTGATGATGCAAGAGTTACATTGTGTGGATTTAATGGTGCTGCAAATCCCATAGGAACTAATTCTTTTGAAATTCCTGTTAAATTAGAATAATCAGAAACACGAATATATCTTGATTGATTTGGATAATCACCATTGTTGGTTAGTTTTCCGTTTGAATCAATTGTGGTATATTTGTCACCAATTACTCTTGGTAGATAGTTTTGTGAATCTTCATCAAAATTTAAATTTTGGAAGTTCTCCAATACTACTCCGTCGTCGTTTTTGCCTGGATTATTTACAATCACTTGTAAACTAAATGAACCATAATCTGAACCAGGAACATCTGCAGCTTCTTTAACATCAGAAATACCAATTCTGTATTTACTATTGATGTTACTTCCGTGTGATAATGTTCTGATTTTAAATAAACTTGTTCTTGCTGAGTTTACTAATTGTGATTGAATGTAAGGTGTAGCTGCTTCTTGGAAATCAAATGAAAATAATTCATCTGAACTACTTGCGATAGTTATTGTATCGGAAGAGCCTGCACCATTTTGTGTGTTTTGGAAATTTGAATACACATAAAGTGATTTGTTTGCATCTTGTGGGTTATCACTAAATACTTTTGTAATATAGTTTGCAGAACTTGAATCAAATGATAATGAATATGAAGTTCCTTGAACTGTTAAAGTAAATGATGATTTTGTTCCACCATCACTTAAAGAAGCACTTCCTGGCCCTGCAATTTCTAAATTGTCTGGGTCTGATGCACCTCTTGAAGGTTTTAGTGTTGCCGCAACTGCGTGACCTGAACCACTAATACCTAATGTAATGGTATCATTTGAGTATCCACCTAATCCTAAAACACGAACGATTGTAAGTGTTCCTGCATTACGAAGATATTGTTTCGCAGTGTAAGGAACATAAAAGTCTTGATTATCTTTACCGAAAACAGTTTCAAATTCTCCTAAGTTACGAACTACCGTAGGAACAAATGCAGGCCCCATTTCTGTTGGCCCGATTAATGCTGCTCCAATGTTTCCGATTCCTTGTGGAAGAAATGATAAATCTTTTTCTCTGGTAAAAACACCAGGACTGACTATTCTTTCAGCCATTTTGTTTCTCCTAATTGGTTATCTTGGATAAGATTTCAGTATATATAAATAGTATTGAGATTTACCAAAATATATCTACTGAGTCAATTTTTTTAATTAATTATTTGGTGTAAAAACACCGGTATTTATATCCAAATTACCTGCTCCGTATTTCTCGGTTAAGTCTTGAACTAATCGTCTTTCAAGTTGAATTGTTTCGTTGTATTGTGTTTCTAAACGAACTTTTTCATTATCAAGTTGTTCTAAACGATTTTCAATTTGGATTCTATTGATTTCTAAATTACCAAAAGCACTTGTAATACCATTATAACGATTTCTTAAATCTTCTAATGATTGAAGTTCTTCTTGAGTAAATTTGATTTCTTTAGATTTTTTTGCCATTATAACTCCTATTTTGTGTAATAATAAATATAAACTTAATTATCAAAACGACGGAAAAATCGTCTTGAATTTGATTTAAAATTTTCTCTTATTTCTCTTGGTGTTAAGATTACATTATAGTATGATGCTTTAATAATTTCACCTGACCAAAAGTCTGTTGGGGTTCCACTACTCAAGCTACAACCGATAAAAAAGTCATCAGTTGCAAAATCAAAGTTTTGTGTTACGGTTCCACTACCACTAAATACTTTTCCATTACGATACACAATAGGATTTGAACCTTGTGTATGTGTTACTGCTATGTGATACCAACCTGCACCATCAAAAAAACTATTCATTGTATAGGTTTGCCAAGTTGATGCGTTTTTAGTTTGATATAATAATTGATTAGATGTTGTTGATGTTCTTAATTGCCAAACTGCACCACCTGCACTTTCCGTATCTCTTGATAATGTTGCTATCTTTTCATCTGAATTGGTTGTTCCACTAACATAAACCCAACAAGTAAATGAAAATGATGTATTGTTGAAATCTGATGAATAAGGAACTCTAATGAAATTACCTGTTCCACCACCAAAACTTCTTAATTTTTTCTTTCTATCTCGTTTGTGTGATTTAGTATTACTGATTTTTGGACTAAATCTACCGGTTAAATCTTGTGGTTCTACTTGGTTTGAAGTGGTGGGGGTTTGCCAACCCAATAAAGTTTCTTCGTCTGCACTATTATCATTAATGGAAATAAACACATCATTATTACTTTCCCATTTCCACATAGTTGCTCCACTCGCCATATCAGATGAATTACCACTTTCATCTCCACTATCAACACCAAATCCATCATCACCACTTCTTCTATGAGTTACTGGTGAATCTAATGTTCCGTCCAAGTGATGTTCTTCTCCCAATACCCAACCACTATTGTAATAATAAACACTACAAGTTGTATTTGGATACATAGCAACGATTTGATAATCTGGTAATTCTTCTCCCCAACCATAAGTGTTGGAAAGATTTTCCAATCCTAATCCTTGTGTAGCATCTCCACCTGCTCCATCTGCAATTTCTACTGCAAAACATAAATTTGAGTCTTTGGTTAAATAATTTCCTGTTGTAGTTGGTGCTGCATTTAATATTGTTCTTTCAGAACCAGCTCTACCGGTATAAATTCTTTCTCTTACTGGTGGAACTTTTAATCTATCGCCTGGTTGAGCTTCTCCTGCCGTAACTATAATATCACAACTTGAACTTATAAAATGATAACTATTACTCGATACCGTCCAAGAAGCAAAATTACCCTCAGTTACGACTGATGAAGAAGTCGCTGTTCCGCCTACTCCGCCGGTAACATTGTCATAAAAATAAATTGTTCCATTTCCTAATGCATATATATCATATGTAGAATCACCATAACGACTTGAAAAATTACCAAATAATCTACCTCTACTTCCTATGGTGGTCATATGATGTTGATGAGCACTATCAAACAATACAATCGGTTTGGTTCCTCTGATGATATCTCCTTTTGAAAATGTAAATGCTTCTGTTGTTGGGATTGAATTTGGGTCTTTGACTAATGTTTCACTTCCACTAATACTGGTTCTTTCATAAACAAGAGTTTGTGGATAAGGACGAAATAAAGTTCCTGTTCCACCATACATACATACCCATTCTCCTGCTGCGTGATTTTTTAATGGGTCAATTTCTGGTTGTAATGGCATAGATTTACTATCTGAACCATCAATGGTAAAGAGTAAACCTTCAGTTTTTATTCTTTGTCCACCTTTTGCACCCATTATAATCCGAACCTATGTTTATGATTATTAAATACTGAAAAAATTTCATCTTGTGTCAATACTCTATTATACATTAAAACAAAATCCATATTACCATTCCAATTTCCACCTCTTGAGTTAGTAGCTCCTAAATATAATGCATTAGAATTACTACCGATAGCAGAATCACTTGTTGTTTTGGTATTGACTAATCTTTGTCCATTTGAGTCGTGTAAATAAGTTTTTAAACCATTTCCATCATTTCTCAAATAAGTTACTGCATACATTTGCCAAACATCTGGTCTATAATCTCCTGTGTCTGCACCTGTTTCATCAAATGGTGTATATGCGGTTCCACCAACTCCTGCCCTTAATCCATCAGTTCCCCAACCTGTTCCAAATACAAAACCATTTGTTCCGTCCCAACTGGAACCTGTTTCTTTACCGAAATTAGGGTGGTCAATACTACCGGCATCTGAAAAATAACTCGCCCATATCCAAGTTCCTTCATCTCCTGTTGGAACCGTGATGTCTGATGAATTAAAAGTTACAACACAAACTCTATCTCCATTTCCTGTCCAAGAGACGTGATTATTTGTTAATGATAAAGAATTTGCACCACCTTTTGTTCCGGTGGCACCACTAACTAAATCTTTATGAGATGATGATGAACCGTCCCAAGAAATTTTATCAAGTCCATTCCAATTAAAAACTAAACCTGATGTGGGTATTTTAGGATTGTGTGAAAATGCCATTATTTACCAAACCTTATTTTATGTGCGTTAAAAACTTCTAATGCCTCTTGAGCAGACAACACTCTATTGTAAAGATAAATTGGCCCCATATATCCTGTCCACTCGGCTGAAGTTGTATAACGAGTTCCTATTCTAAAATTTTTTCCAAAATCTTCATCTGCAGAAGTTCTATTTCCTCCTGTTACGAGTTGTCCATTTAAATATAATTTAGATTCAGTAGTATTAGATGTTGCCACCATATGTATCCATTGATTAAGAAATGCAGAATCTGAAGCATCATATGTTCCTGAAAAATTATATGTTAATTGTTCTGTCCAATTGATATTATCTTCGGTGTAATTTGATAAAAACCATTGTCCACCATTATTTCTCGCATCTGTAAAGTATTGAGTAGCACTACTATTTTTATAAAACCACATACAAATTGATGATTCGGTGGCCGTTCCTAAATCTTCATCACAATTCATTCCCTTTGAGCCAGCAAAATCAAAAACACCACCATTTATAGAATTGTAAGCTGGAAAGTTTGCTGTATTTGGTGTATGAGTTCCACTACCGGGTTCTCCGTTTGCACCAGTAATGGTATTACCTGTAACTAAATTGGTGCAAGTGGTATCACCACTAACAAAACAATTAGTATCTCCTGCGTCTATTGCTAAAATTAAACCATTGGTAATGGTATTTGGACTATAACTCGTTGCCATCGCTCAAACACTTACAATTTTTCTTAATATCATCAACTTCTTGTTTTAATTCTTTGATTGATTCGATTAATAACGGAACGATTTTTTCATATTTAACTGCTAAATACCCGTCGTTTCTTTCGGTTACGACTTCTGGTAATACTTTGTGAATTTCTTGTGCAATAACCCCAACATCATGCCCTTCATATGTGGATTGTTTATCGTTCCAATCATATTCGTATCCACCAATTTTACTTATTTTGTAAAGTGAATCTTGAATTGGTTGTATGTTGTCTTTAAATCTTTCGTCTGATGAATAATATGCAATTACATCTCCGGTTGCTCTAATTTCTCCCGATACTGATAAATTACCACTTGAATCTACGGTAGTTTGACTTGAATATGGCCCAAGTGTTACTTTGTAATCACTAAATGCCTCAATTACGGGTAAACCTGCGATTGTATTGGCTGAAAATAATGAACCTGATAGTTCATCTGTTACGGTAAATAATCTTCCGTTTGTTCCATCTACTGCAAATACTTCTGAACCACTACCTTCAACGTGAAGTGATGCGGTTGAACTTCCTACTGATGCTGAAATATGAACAAATGAGTCTGGTGAGTTGGTTCCTATACCGACTCTATCTTCACCTGCATCTACAAAGAAAGTATGAGAAGCATTATTTGATTCAATTCTAAAATCTATATCTAATTGTTGGTCATTGAATACTACATTAGCACCTGCATTCATATCAGCAGACATAACATCTAAATTGTTTACTCTTAATTCATAAATTCCTGCACTTGCTTCGTGTATGTAAGTATCACTACCACCATCTAAGTAAATTCTACCAGTAGCTGCTATTGATAAATGTGTTCCATCAAAAGTAAGATTAGATTCTGCTTGAATTGCACTTGTTCCATTACCTGTAAGAATTCCATTTGATGTTAAAGATGTAGCACCTGTTCCACCCTCAGATACGGGTAAAGCAGTGTCTAATGTTAAAGATGATAATGATGCTGCACTACCACTTGTGATAAGTTTTTTCCAATTTGGCATTTAATTCATTCTCCTTATGGTTGGTTACCTTTCGGCCCACTTCCTTGTTGCCACACAAGGCCAATAAAGTTATTCTTGTTCTTTATAACTTTTTTGAAGTTTCTCCACTACGGATATTGCTTCAATTAATCTTTTTCCAGGAATCATTCCTTCTTGTATCATAAACAACAAAAATTCAATTTCTTGTTTTGATAACTTTAACGAAGGTGTCTCTTTCGAAACACCCTCGTCTTTATTCGATAATCTTAATTCCTGAGTTTTTTTATTATCTATTAATCCCATTATAAACCTTAATTAATTGTTTATTCTAAGATTACTCTACATAAATGTAGATTTCACCAGATTCAACTCTAATGTTACCATTCTTTTGGTAATCTGCTAAATCAGATGTTACAACTGATGAAGCATAAGCGTCTGGTGCTACTGCGGTTGCACTTTCACCAAGTTTGGTTCCGATTTGGAAACCCCAACGACCTTCTGAGTCGTCCCAAGCGAATGCACTACCACTATATGCTGCTTCTGTTTGAACAATCAAACCACCATCACCTGTTGCTGAACCACTATTTGCCAAGATAAATCTATCTTCAACCAATAGGTTTGTAGTATTTAGTGATGTTTGTGTTCCTTGAACAGTTAAGTCACCAGCTACAGTTACATTACCGGTAGTTGTTACGGTTGCAAATGTTACATCTGCTGATGTTGCTACATCTTGTCCAATAGCTACATCATTAGCATTTACAGTAACACCTGTTCCTGCTCCAACTGCTAATACTGAACCATTACCACCGGTTAAACCATTACCAGCGACTGATGTAGTTAAGTTATTTTCATCAATTACATTGTTTGCGATACTTAATGCACCACCTGCTGCGATTGTTGCGTCTCCACTAACTGCTGCAAATGTTGAACTTGAGTAATATGCTACCATAGAACCAGAGTCAACACTTAGTGTTAGTCCAGATGAACCATCAAAGTCACCTGGGTCAACTAATCCAGCACCAAATGCTAATACATTTGGAACTTTCAATACGGATAATGTATCACTTGATAGTTCTATTGTTGTGGTGTCTGCTACATTAGTGTTTAACATAGTACCTTCAACTGAATCAGCTGCGATTGTTATAGCACCACCTGCTGCAACTGTTGCATCTCCACTAAAGTTTCCGAAGATTGTATCTTCAAAATCACTAAATGTGATAGCTTTTTCAGTTCCAGCGTCTGAATATATTAATTTGTCTGTTTGGTCTATTGGGCCTGTTGACAACGAATCAATATCAACTGCTGCTGTTACTCCGGACAAACCTGAACCATCACCAGTAAATGAACCGGTGAAAGAACCTGTAATGTGTGATGCTGCTACTGATGAATCATTTGTCAATGTATCAATAGTTGTATTACCAGCGTCTAATGTGGAAGTACCAATGTTGATATTTCCAAAATTACTTGTAATGGCACCACTATCAAGTGTTCCTACGGTTACCAAGTTTGAAAGAGTATCGATAGCAGCTTCAATTGTTGCTTCGGTTGTTGCGTCAATGGCGTCAATATTGTTTAATGATGTTGTGTCTCCACCTGAAAAAATACTTGTTGAACCTAAAGTAATGTCTCCACCTGCTACGGTCAAGTCACCACTTAGAGTCAATCCATTTAACTCAGCATCGGAACCACTAACAATGACTTTTTTCCAACTTGCCATTATGTTTCTCCTATAAGATTATCTCTTTATTTGTTTAAATATAAGAATTTAACCTAAATTCCTACTAAATATAAATATAAAGATTTAGAATTTTAAGAATCAAAACCTAAGTAAAAATTACTTCCACTATACATCAAACCACCTTCTTGTGCGGTTGGTGATGTGGTTTGTTCTTTCAATACGATTGAACCTGTAAATCTACTGATGTCTGTTACGAAAAGATTAGTGATTTGAACTTGACCACCAGTCGTAACATCTAAATTTGTGAATGAACCACTTAAATAAGGAACGGTAGAACTACCAATATTATATAAATTTGCAGCATCTGGTATTAACGAACCACTCACCACATCAATACTTGCGGTAGTGAATGTTAATAAACTTGCTAATTGTTTTGATTTTAAATTTGCCATAATACTAAATGTTATTTTCCTTACTTATAAATATCTAATTGTTAAATTTACCGAACCCAATTACCTCATCATCTGCGGATAAACTATATCCTAATGAAGTAGTATCTAATGTTAAATCTAAATTAGATGAATTTTGTTGTATTGTTAATGCGTCATTTTCTATCAACATACCATTGATAAAAAACATAAAATCATTTTCAGTTGTTTCGGTAAATCCTGATGGTGCGGATGCAGTTACTGCAGTAAATCTTGATGTTGAACTATTGACAAAACTACCCGTATGAACAAATGATTTTCTTAAATAATCTCTTGTTGATGCTAAATTTGATAAAAAGTTATATGCAGCATATTCCGTTACAAATGAAGTTTGACTTTCATCAGTTAATGATGTATCATTGGATATTTCCGTTATAGAACTATTTAAACGATTCAAATTATATGAACCCGTAATGTCAAAACTTCCTGTAAATCTTTGATTGTGATTATTGGTTTCAGTTCCAAATTTAGTTGAACCTGAATTAATGGATTGTGTTACATTGGATGCATCTGCTGTAAAATTTGATGATGTAAAAAATCCTTTATAAGTAAATGGGCCAATAACTGTTAAATTTTCAGTTATCAAAAGATTATTATCAAAGTGTAAATCTCCAACTATTCTTCCGTCATTAAACACCAAAACATTTTCAGAACCAGTTCCCACGGTCATTGTATTTGGTGCCAACAACACACTTGCAAACTGAACATTTGCGGTTGTTGCTACATCTTGTCCGATTGATATTCTAATGTTAGACCTATCACTTCCGTCAAATTGTTTTTGTGTGAATCCCTTGCCGTCTGCTGATAGTGAAACACCTGTTCCGGCTTTTAGTGTTATGGGATTATTTACTTTAAATGTAATATCTGCCATAACTAATCCTAAGTATTAAATTTACCGATTGCTAATATCTCGTCGTCTGATTCTAATTCATATCCTATGGAATCAGTATTTACCATTAAATGAAAACTTCCAGTTGAAACTTGTCGAATAGTAATTGCATCGTGTTCCATATATTGTCCATTGATAAAGAATACGAAGTCATTTTCAGATGTTGCAGTCATACCACTTGGTGCTGATGCAGTCGTTGCGGTAAAACTTGCAGTATTGGTTCCTGTGACTCCGGTAGATGTTTTGTAAAAATTTTTTCTTAAATATGTGGTTTCGTCTGTTGTAACTGCTCCAGGTGTAAAGTTTGCGAGTGCATATTCCGTTACTAATGCAGTTTGACTTGCATCTGTTAAGGTTGTATCATTGGAAATCTCATCAACTTCATATCCATTCAAACTAAATGAACCTGTTATCTCTACTGAACCTGTAAATTGATGTTGGTCATCTAATGAATCTCCAAAGTCATTTGAACCGGTTGAGAAATCAATAGAACGAGTTGTAGCTTGTGTGATGAATAAGTCTGCAGTTACACTTCCGGTAATATTAACATCACCCAATACTGTTAAACTACCCGTTACGACTGATGAACCTGTTATTTCGATTGTTCCGTCTGAACTACTGATACTTCCATCTGCAATTACAGTAGTTCCTGTTCCTATTTGAACTGAATTTGCAGTTAAGGTATTAAATTCAACATCATCTGTTGTTCCGACTGATTGTCCGATAGAAAATTCTTGTGTTAATGTACTTGAACCATCAAATATTGCACCATTATTAGATAAAGTTACACCTGTTCCTTGTTCAAATACTAAACCATTTGAAATACTAATTGAAAATACATCTTTTGTGTTTTCACCAAATTCAGATGCGTTGGATGCCAAACTAACTTTTCTACCTTGGTCATCAACAAGTTTTTTATCTGTACTTTCTCTAATGATTAATTTTTTAGGTGTTAGATATTTTTGTGTGGTGTTGTAATTGTTAAATGATTCTGGTAAAATATATCCATTTAGAGTCATACTAAATGTATTTTTAATCAACCTTTCACCTTCTATTTGACTCGCATCTGAAAAACTATCGATTTGAGTTCTAAATCTCATTTTACCTGGTTCACCCCAATATGCTCCGTCAGAATAATTAATCTTTTCAACGATACGATTCATTTGGTCTATATAAGAAGTCCATATGGTAAATTCATATGTTAATTGAACATAGTCTGGCATTGCTACATTATAATATTCCGTTCCAGGTTCTATTTTTTGTAATACTGAAAATTTATCAAATCGATTAAATTGTGAATATTTCTTTTGAAAAGTATAAAATAAATTTGGTTTGTTTGCATCTAATTTATCTACTTGTATCATATCACTACGAGACATACCTGTTCTTTTAAATACAATCAATGGAACAATAATTTGTCGTTTCTTATCTCGTAGAAATCCTTGTTTTGAAATTGCATTCCATCTTTCCGGTGATGCATAAATACAAGGAACTTTAACTTTTTCATTATTAAGTTCTACTTCTGGTTTGATTACTTCGTTGAAGTAATACATAATAGCACTATCCATATCCATTAAACCAACGGATAAGTTCTTTACATCATCTTTTGCTCCTGGTGAATTACGACTAATCTTTTCTCCACGATTAAAAGTAATTCGTTGACTTCTTGGTATTGGTTTATTTCGTGCCATTAAAATCCTCTATATTCTTCTAAGTTTGTGGTTGGCATTCTTGTTAAATGTGCTTGAACCACTATTGAGTGTGATTTATTTGGGTCTCCACCAACTAATTGATTTTCATTGTAAGAATTTACTTCAAAATAACCCTCGTTCCATTTTAATATATCACCAATATCTGGTTTTAAATTTACCTCAACTAAGTATGCTCGTTGGAATGCGAACGAAACATTTTGTTTATTATCTGGCCCAAAGTCATCATATTCAAAATTGAAATCTTCGGCATCCACAATACACGGAAGTTTGACACCTTGTTTGTAAGTTTTACCTTGTGATGCTTCACCATACATATTTGTTTCTGTATCGTAAACTGAAACTCGGTATAAAATAACAAACTGGTCTATAATCCCGCAATCATCTTTGTTTGGTTCACCTAAAAGTTCTCTATTGAACTTTTCTATGGTTGCCAAATCTTTTGTTCCATAGTATCTTTGTGGCATAGTATTATCCGATAAATATAGGTAAAGGTGATTTGTTTAAAGTACTTTGATTTGCTTCATTCTCATCTCGTTGTGCTTCTAACAATGCTTTACGACTGGTTTGTTCAAGTGTTTCTCTTAATTGTTCTACTAATTGTTCTTTTTCTGCAGTAGCTTCTGCTCTTAAAGTATCTCCGTCTAATGAAACTTCTGAATTTGGAATTGGAATAGTTCCATATTTAGAACGAACGATACCTAATAACTCTTTTGATAATGCTAAACAATATTTTCTTATCCATTGTTTACCAACATCATTGATGTTTGAATAAACCATAAAGTCATATTGAGCATTTGAATAATCAGATACTACATCATTTGAACCACTATAACGAGTTCTCAATGGATTGTCTCTATCTGATGTCAATATATAATCAACCCAAACTGAACCTGATTCTTCTGAAGGAATTGGAAAAATTCTCATTTGATTATTCTTGATATCAAAACTATATGCTGATTTTCTAATCTGGTCATTGAACTCAATAGCTTGTATTCTTAACAAATCTGCGTAGATTGGTTGTAATACGAAAGTAATTGCCGGTGAATAACTACCAAATCCAAATCCGTCCAACATATTGTATGTTCCAAATCCGGTTGAAGCATATGGGTCAAAGTATCTTGATACCGCTGGTCTTGCTTCATAATGAACTCTTTTAACTTCAATGGATGCTCCAGATTCACTTGCCTCACCAATCAATTCGTTCAAATCATAAACTTGACTACCTGAATGTATATTGACTTTCTTTCTTTTATATTCTACATTACCACCAACTCCAGCTTCAGAACCATAGTTTTCAGATATAAAAATATTTTCTGAAAGTCCTGCTTGTACTCTTTTGTGGGTAAAATTAGAACTTGTTGAAGCTCCTCTTAAATGTAATAAGTTGTCACGAATATTGAATTGGTTTACTTGGGCACTATATTCTGAAACTGCTTCTTCAAAACAAGCATAAAACTGATTATCTTGTAATTCGATATCTACGATTGGATAACCTAATCTTCTTGCACACCAAGTTGCAACTTGTGGGGCTTCCAATTGAAATTCAAGGTCATTATCATACAACGCAAATGGTGTATTTCCAACAACACTGGAACCTGAACCTGGCCATATTGGTTCTTGCATTAAAATTCTCCTATTAATAGTGATTTGTATACATTAATAAATATAAAAAAGATGATTTTTAGTGTTATTATTAAGAAAACAACACTATAATTATGTTCCGTTGAAAGTTCTTTGGATAAAGTATATAGCAGAAGCTAAATGAACTTCTCCACCATCTGCTGTTATTTTCCATTGATTTCCATTCAACACAAAATCAGAATCAGCATAAAAATTGAATGTTTGATAGAAATTTTGCCATTCATCATTACCTTTTGCAAAAACTAAACTTTTTGATACTCTGTCATATGGTGTTTCACCGGTTGATGTTAATGTAAGGTCAATATGAGTTTGATTTGCATTAGGTGCTTTAGCTTTAAATGTTACGACCATTTCATAAACATCTCCAACATTTTCCATTTGAATTTTCTGACTTCCAGAATTGTAAAATTTAACACTTGAGTTCATAAATGACTCATCTTCATAAGAAGAATTATTCGGTATAACAGTTTGTGTGGATTGTGATACTGTTAAATATGATGATGTTGTGTATTGATTATCATCATATCTTGCCCAACCTAAACCACTACCACCTGTTCCTGGTTGAAAAGAAGACGATAATGGAATATCAAAAGTAGATGAATCTCCTTTGGTAAAGGTTAGTGTTGAACCTGATATCGAACCTGTTACCATTACATTTCCGTAGTTTTGGGTTTGTGTAATGTCTATTTGTGTAGAACTTGATACCAATGTGTTGTTTAATTCTGTTTCTGCTGTTGTGATTCTTGTTGAAAAACTTGCACTTGCTTGATTGAAAGAACCACTTATGTCTGATGCTATTTGAACTGAACTACTGATAAGTCCTGTGGTATCGAAGAAATCTGTTTTTGAAACTTCTCTACTGTATCCGTTTGATTGTCCGACCCAAATATAATCTTCTTGTAAAGATGCGGTAAATGTTCCTGATACTGCCATATGATTATTACCAAAGATTTTTACTGCATACTCTCCTTGTGAGTCTAATTGATTTTCCGGTGTAGTATAGAACCATATTTCTGTTGGTCTACTTCCACTTGCATAATCAACTGGTGCTCTAAAATCTATACGAGCAGGTAGTCCAGTTACACCAGGAATACCATAATCAATTCCGTCAACCCAACCAGAAACACCAATTCTACCGATTAAACCTGCAGTTGTTGTTGAAGGTGATTCTACCGTACCATTTGCCCTTCGTAAATTTAATTGTGAATACGAACCACTACCATAAGAATCAAAAATTGTTCTATTGGTTCTACCATTATAAGAAGTTGTCTGAATAATTGTTCCAGTATTTACTGCTGCTTGTTGTGAACCCGATACATTACCAACTACTTCCAATAATGCACGATTATCTGGATTTTCATAATCGGTTTTTATAATAACTCTACCTGAAGGTCTTACTTCAAATGGTGTTTTTGTGTCGGAATCAGAACCACTTTTAACTTTAAATCCAGCAGAACGAATTGATATATCACCGGTTTCGTTTGTAATGGTTGCGTATGGTTCACCAGGTATATCACTTTGAACATTGATTGAGCCCGATTGTAGATAAATTTCTTTCCAAGGATTATCAGCGGAACCCAAATTATAAGAAGCGGATACTTGTGGAATAATATCACCAGCTATAAAAATACTACCCGTTAAAGTTGTTGAACCAACTAAAATATTATCACCAAACTGAGTTGTTGAACCACTTACTAAGAATGAACCAGTTAAAGTTGAATCACCAACAATATTGATATAACCATCTAATTCAGTATTACCAGTTAAAGTATTGTTACCAATTTGAGTTGTTGAACCAGTTACTAAGAATGAACCAGTTATAGTTTGGCCACCGATAAAATCATTACCACCACTAATGATTGCATAATTACTTAAATCTATTTGGTCAGATGAACTAAGAATTCCACTTCCACTTAAATATCCTTGCCAAGACCCACTAATGTCGTTTGAAATTTGTTCACTACTACTGATAATTCCACTTGGAATTGAATCTATATTTGTCCAATCTACATATGATGAAGTTGTTGAAAAAGATGAAGTTATCGAGTATGAAGATGAAATTGCATAAGATGATGTTACCGAGTATGAAGATGAAACAACATTATCAATCGTAATGTTAAATGTATCACCACCACCTTTGGTAAATGTTATGGTGTCATCACTTATGGATGCCGTATATAATGCATTGTCGTCTTGTGCAGATGCAGTTACACCGGTTAATCCACTTCCGTCACCAATAAATGAACCACTAAACGAACCACTTGTTGTGGTTAACACACCAGCAGTTCCTTGTGGGCCTCGTGCCACAACATTAACAATTGATGTTGTTTGATTTTCTACAGTTAAAGTATTGTCCGACTTATTGATTTCGATAGTTTTTCTATCTTGTGTAGTCGTTACTTGATTTGGTGAGTCCGGTCTAATAGTTACGGCCATTTAATAACTCCTAATAACTACCTGTTGTGACTTCTTTTGAAAGTGTTATTGTTCCCTCTAATAATCTTGTTACTACTGCACAATTACCACTACCGGAAACAATTTCTAAATCATATGAAGCCTGTGTAAAATCTAATGCTGATGAAGAAACATAATTGATATAAATACCAATACTACCAGAAGTTAAAGGGTTTGATGCAGATAATCCACCGGAACCACTCATATTCAATCCTGTTCCACACGGGCCAAGACTTGATGAAAGAGTCAAGTATGATGTAGATGCACCTGGTGAAGGTCTTAAATCCATACGAGCTGTATATCCTGATAAATCTACTGGTGTTCCACTTGAATCTTTATATACGATTTCAAAATCTGTTGTTGCTCCTTGTTCAATGGTAAAATTATATTTTCCGGCAGCCATAAAATTCTCCTAATGTTTGAAATAAAATGTTCCAATAATAAATATAAACTTATTGATTTTTAGAAAAAAACCCTTGACTTTTATGTTTTTTCTTTTTATATTATAAAGTCTTCTTTGGTTATTGAAAACACTTAATATACGAAAAAACCCCACCGAAGTGGGGTTTTCTCTTATTAGTCAATTAATATTATTAAATATCAATTAGTCAATATGTCAATTGCTATTAGACATAAGAAACGTCTGATACGATAACTTTACCGTAGAATTCGCTTCTAACCATCTTCTTAGCGTAACGAGTCATTACACCCTTTCTTGGTGTAAAGTTTTTAGGGTCGTACACTAATGGTGTCATAATGAGCGGTACATATGGAGCATATACAGCACCTGTTTCTAAGAAGTTTGCACCTCTAAAACCAACAAGTATGCTATTTTCTAACATATATGGGTTTTTGTAAACAGTGTATCTGTTGTTTAATGCACCAACTTTTTGTACACCCATTGCAAATTGATTTGTTGAAGCATCACCTGTTGTGTCTGCTGCATATCCAGGAATTGACTCTATGATTGTTGCTGTTTCTGGAGAAACAACTAAGAAGTTTGCACCTCCTCTTAGAGTTTTTTGATGAATTGCATTAGATACTGCTTGTATTTTGTTTCCAAGTGTTTGGAACCAAGTACCTTTGGTGTATGCATTTGACTCACCAGAAGATTGTGAGAAAGTGTTGTTTGTAGCGTCGTGCTCATATCCAACTCTTGCTGACCAATATTCTGTTTTTGCTGAAGCGTTTGACATCAACATATCTAAGATTTCTAAGTCAATTTCCATAGAAATGTACTCAGAAAGTAGAGATGTTAATTCTGCTTCTGCATCAACTGAGTGATATGCATTTAAGTCTTGTGCAAGTTCTGGTGTCCAGACTGCTTTTAACTTACGAGTTTTCGCAATGATTGGAATACTCTTTAATGCGATATCTAATTCAGGAATATCGATATCTGCTTCTGGGTTTGCGTCGATGCTGTTTGCATCTGTTTCAAAATCAGTTCTGTTGTAATCAGTTGTTGGTTGTTTGTGGAAAGTAACAACTGCGTTAACAATTTCTGATGTAGCTTGAGCAACACTTCTTCTAACAATAAATGTAGTTTCTGCGTTTGCTGCACTATATTTTGTGTATGCAGGGAAGAACTCGTCAAAACCAGAACCTGAGATAGAGAATGCTCTAACTCCGTCCTTGTCAAGACCTGAGATTGCTGCGTCTGCGATAACAACTTTGATAAGTGCATTGTCTGCACTATCTGCAATAGCTTGAGATGCTGATAAATCACCTTCATAATCAACATCTTCCCAGTCAACTGAACCAGTACTGAACTTTGTTGAAGTTGCAGTAGCTGCATATGTCAATGCTGATGAAGAATGGTCATTGATTGTGTAGCCGAATTTACCTGCGCCATATAGACCACCACTTGCATCACCAGAACCTGAAGTATTACCATATACATCAGAATTTTCTGTGTGAAGACCAGTTTGTGCTGTTCCGTATTTGAAGTCAAGATAGAAAATAAGACCTGATGGTAAGTTCATAGGTTGAACTGACACAAAGTCTTGTGCTGCTAACTCACCAAAAATTCTACGAACTAATGGTAAAGCTACACCTGACCACTCCTCAGAATTAGCAGATGTTCCTGTTACGGAAGCTTCTTGAATAAGCTGTGAAGCTTGGTTTTCAAGAAGAACTGCCATTCCGTGTCTTTTAGTTTCGTCGTTAAGACCTTCTAAAAGACCTGTTGGTTCCCATTTCTTGACTAACTGACGAGTTTGCTCAAGCAATTGTCTTTGCGGATTATATCCGTCCATCAATTTCTCGATTGCGTTTAATTTACTCATTTCTTTAGTCTCCTAATTAAAGTATGTTTGCTAATTTCTTGAATCTATTTCTCAATTCTGCTCCTTCTGACAATACTTCCTGTTTTGCAGGTTTTGTAGAAGCAACTGGTTTTGAACTTGAACCCTTAGAAACTGACTCACTTATAGGTTTAGAAGGTTTTTTAAATGATTCTGCTAATGTAGCGTAAACCAATTTAACTTCTCTTAAGTTTTTAGTTCTATCAAAAGTTTCAACAACTTTTAATTTTTGGTCATTGTTCAATCCATATGCTCTAAATAGTTTGTTTGAGAACAATAATTTAGCGTTCAAGAGATTAACTTCGTTTAAGTTTTGTCTCATAAAGTTAATTACTTTACGATACTCTTTGATTTCTTTTTGAAGTTCTTCAACTTTGTCTGCTTCTTCTTCTGCATCTTCTTCTTCAGTAAGTGCTCTTAAGACTTCATCTAAGTCAAGGTCTTCTTCTTCTTTGTCTTCAACTTCTGTTAAGTCGTCAACAACGTCGTGGTCATCAAGTTCATTACCTGCTGCCTCGTCAGAACCTTCACCTTCTGGGCCTTGTGCACCTGTTTTTGAAGAATCATTTGCTTCTGGATTGACTTTATTGTCAGCATCACCGATATCAGATGATACATCATTTTCATCTACTGTATCTTCTTCTTCTTTATCTTCTGCTTCTTCAATATCGTCTTCATCATCTAAGTCTGCTTCTAATTCACGAAGAACTGATTCTAAATCAAGTTCATCTTCTTCTTCAGCGTCTTCAGCTTCTTCAACTGAGTCTTCTTCTTCAGCTTCTTCTTCTCTCATTTCTTCAGATTCTTCTGCATCTTCTTCTTCTCTCATTTCTTCTGAGTCTTCAGATTCTTCTGCATCTTCTTCTTCAGTCATTTCGTCTTCAGATTCTTCTGCGTCCATTTCTTCAGCGTCCATTTCTTCAGCGTCCATTTCTTCAGCGTCATGCATGCCTTCTTCGTGCTCGCCTTCTTCTGCGTCCATTTCTTCTTCTGTGTCCATTTCTTCTGCTTCTGCTGCGATTTTCTTAGACAACATAGATTGCAAACGTGGTGTGAATGCTTCTTCAAGTGCTATTTTAGCATTTGCAAGTGCGGTTTCACGAACTGCTTTAGCATCTGCAATAGCTTCTCTTAGTAAATCATCCATTTTATAATCTCCGTTTGGATTCAATATAGTTATTAGGAACTATAATATAGTTTTAATAGATTACACTATATGATGTATGAATATACGATAGTGTATTTAGTTTTGTATAATATAAATATCACAAAACTGAAAAAAATTCACACAAAGTGTGTATTTTTTAATCTTCTTGATTTTTTAATTTTTCGTATTTGGCTCTCAGTTTTGTTTTGTTTTTTTGTTCTCTTTTGATTGCCGACGGCTTTTTATAAAAAGAACGCTCTTTCAATTCAAACATCATACCTGAGTCTTTGACTTTTCGTTTGAATATTTTAAGTGCTTTTTCTACTGATTGACCCTTACGAATCTGTACTTTTAACAACCTTTACTCTCTTTCTGTTATTTAATTTTTTGTATTAATTTTAACAATTCTTTTAATTCATCAATTTCATCACTACCAAGTCTATCACTATATTTTACCATATCTTGTATGTGTTTAATCATTTTAGTTTTAAGTGATGAATTATTTTCAACGATTGGTTCTTCGTTGATTTCTTGTTCTTGTTTTAATTTATATGCTTTGGCAGTGTCTTCAAGTGTTGGTAATGACTCACCAAACTTTCTTTCGTTCCAAAGATTTTCGTTTAATAATTTTTTAAGTTTCATTATTTTTTCTTTCTTTTTTCGTCGTCAGACATTCTTTTGTTTAACGCATCAAAGTATTTATCCATATTTCCACCGAAATCACTTGGTTGTGGCATCTTACCACCTGGTTTACCACTTCCTGGCCCACCTTCATATACTTTACCTTCAGATTTTGCTTGATAATTTTTATCTACATAATTGAAGAACTTTTTCTTTTCTTCGTCTGAACCTAATTCATCTGGTGAAGAAATACCAAACTTTTTCATTGCTGATTGGAAGAATTCTTCGTAATCACCTTCTTCAATTGTATTACTTCCGTATTCTTCTTTATCTTTTTCTTCATTTTCTGGAATATCATAATAACGATTCAGAATCATACCCATATCTTCATACAAACTGGCTAATCTTTGTTGAACGGATGATGCTTCTTCTGCGATTTTTGAAAATGCTTTTGAGTGATTGGTTAACTCTTTCATATTACGAGAAACCGTAACTTTATCAAACCAATCTTCTGTTTCTTGTAATGTGTGAGAAGCTGCCATTTCTGCGATTGATGATAATCTTTTTGCAGTTTCTTTTAATGATTGTTGTTGATAAAGTGATTTACCAATTTGATTATAATTTCTCAATGCTTCTGCAACTTGTTTAGAAGTAATCTTTTGTGTTGGTGTTTCACCATATTTTTCTTTAACGATTCTTGATAAAGAAGTATATCCACCACCTATTGCTGGTGTTGAAACTACCCCACCGACTAATGAGAAGTTTTCTTTGATTAATTTTTTTAATTTAGCCATTTTGTTTTCTCCTTGTATATAAATATTATCTTGTTCGTTTTTTAATCAAATCAAACAAAGACATAAAAAAATCTTTTTTACTAAATGATGCATCACCCAATGGTGTGGTTTTGATTGCACGAACCAAGTCCATAGCATCATATTTCTTTTGATTAATATCTTTAATAAATTGCCCAACAACATTTTGTTGTAGTTTACCAACTTGTTTACTTGCATCTTTAACTGCGTTTACTGAAAAGGTTTGAGTTTCTTTGTTTTGATATCCTCTACCTGTGTCTGTAAATCCTGTTGTTGCTTCTCCAAGATGTTGTTTTGTGATGTTTTGAACATCTAATCCAAATTCTACTACTCGTCTTTTGTATGATATTTGAAGTTCGTTTGCTGACTTTCTCATACCTTCTTTGTTGAGTAGTTTGACAAGTCTTGTGACTTCTTCTTTGATGTATTCTAAATTAGTTTCGATACCACGAGCTGCTGCTTCAAACTCTCGTTTGTCTCTTGGATTCATTTCTTCTTGTAATATAGATTTTAATTTAATCATTTTTGCATATCCTGTAAAGCTTCGTGTGCCTTTAATACTAAATATACAACATCATTCATTACACCTACATCACGTTGTGATTCTACACCCCTTTGTAATTGGTCTACTGCCATTTTCAAAACTTTTACATCTCTACGTAATAGATTATATGCCTTTGGTGAAATTGGTGTTTTACTTTCAAAACTTTCCGGCCCTTGGCCATACGGTTTCTTGTAACCATACATTTTAACAATTTTACCTAAATCTGCAGATACTTTTGTTTCTTTTAGTAAATTTTTTAATTTAATCATTTTGCATACCTCTCTATTTCTCGTTCTATTTTTCCAAATCTTCTTTGAAGTGCTGAGAAATCATTGAAAAAATCTGTTAACATTCTTTTTTCTTTTGGTGGTAAGTTTGACCTATCGTAATCTCTTAAATACTTAACACCTTTAAAAAACAAAGTATCCATTCCGTCATAAATGGTTGTGCTGACTTTTTTCCATTCTTTTTTATCAATGGTGTTGTCTTGTTCAGATAATATGTTTTTTAATTTTATCATTAAAATTTTCCTGACATAATATAATTGTAATATTGTTGAACATCTTTTGCGTGTCTTTCAACATCATCTCTTGCAAAGTCTGTGGTTCCGTAATTAATTTTATCTTCTTTTTCTTTTTGGATTGCCTCTAAATAATATCCATAGTATCTATACAATCTACTTAATTCATCACCTACTTCTGATGCTAACTGATAAGCGTCTGATTCTTGTGTTGCAACTGTTCTATTGGATTGATATTTGTCAATAATACTTTTTACTTTACCCGTTGCTTTAACACCACCAAGTGCTGAGTCCAAAATTTGTTGACAAAAATTAGCTGCTTGTTTTACTTTTGCTGCTAATTTTTTAGGGTCGTTTAATTTTGCTCTCAACAATTCATCAAAGTATTGTTTGTTAATTCTTGCAAATTCATCATTAGTGGTGAATTTTGCTGCACCAAATTGAGCTGCTTGTCTCATTTGTCGTTTGATACCAGCACCCATATAAGGTTGGTCTTCTGATAAATCAATATGGTGGAATTTAACTCCTGGTATTGACATCATACCTGCTAATGATTGATATCCGGTCATATTTAATCCAAATTGTCTATTTTTTGAATAACTTCTTGAACCTGCGTCTATATCTGGAACTCTACTGGTTGTTCTACCATAACGACTTGTTTTAGTTGTTTTACCGGTTGCAGTCATTACATTGGTTAATGGTTTCCAACTTTTTGTATACCAAAGTGGTTTTCCGTCTCTCAATACACTAATCAATGTAAATTTTTCAAGACCGATATCATATTTACCCCAATTTCCTGTGTTACCTTTTTGTGGAACCGATACATCTTTATCAACATAAACAAGTTCAATTCCTTTTTTAAGTGGTTTGGTATTGGTTTTGATTTCTTGGTCTGTGATTTTGTCCCACTCGATACCAAGTTTTGCTCCGTATGACCAGAAGTCTGAGTCGTTTGACCTCCAATTGTTTGTCAATGCACGAAGTTTACCTGCTGCAAATGCCTCAGTCATTATGATTTTATGTTCTTTGATGATATCTTTAATTTTAATCATTATACAAAATCCCTTCTACCTTTTGATTCACCTTTACGATAAGATGTATGTTGTTTAAATAATTTAACTACTTTTTCCATATCATTTGGGTTTTTTGTTTCAATTCCCACATATGATGCGTAATTCTTTTCTGGACTTCTTCTGTCTGGTGCATAATATTGACCTGTAATTGGATTGTTTGCAGTAATGATAATAATATCTTTGTTTCTCCAATAAAAATTATTTCCTGCAGACCAACTTACTCCTGTTGATGAACCTTTTGCTATTGTTGGAATACTTAGTGCTTTTAAAAACTTTTTAAATCCACCTGGTTTGAAGTCTGTTAAATCAAATCCGTGTTGTGCTCCGTCTTTAAAAATTTTCATTGCTTCATTTAAAGAATTTAAACGAAAGTCTTTCCAAGAATCACTTATTTTCATTGCTAATTTTTTGTCCATTTAAACACTCCTTAAAGTAACGTTTTTACCGAACTTATTCCACAAATTACCCATAAATCTGATTAATTGTTTTTCGTTCATTGTGTTAATTTTATCTTTTGCGGCTTGTGGTGCTTTATCATAAACTGCTTTGAATAAATTTGCAGTCAGACCATCAACGGTTTGTCCACCAAGTTTTCCATATGAATTATTTCTTGCCATATCTAAAATCTTTTCTACACCACCAGCTTCTTTAATTACTGTTTCTCTCATATCACCACTATAATTCATAGCCCAATTATCAAATGCACTTAACATATCTGAAATCTTTCTTTCTTCTGGACTACCATAAGGATTTTCTTTAAACTTATCTCTTAAATTACGAAGTTCTTTTTGACCAAAGTTTTCGTATCCACCTTTTTTAGCCCATTTTTGCATCAATTGTTTTTTAACTCTTGATATAGTTGAACGAACTTGTGATACACTTGCTTCATTTACTGATTCAAATTGTCCTTTGTCTAATTTATTGGTTATATCTTTTAAAGAACGGGTAAGTTTTTTTATTAATTCTTTGTGTTTATCATCTAAGAAATAATAAGAATTACTATTGTAACTACTTGTATCAAGTGCACTTAATATTTCAAATTGAATTGCGTTTCTAAATTTTCCGTCTTTTAAAAAGTCTTTTAATCGAGTTAAATCAACTGATTTGAAACGGTCATTTTCTTTATCTATTGATGGTTGTAAAAACTTTTTATAAATTGTTTGAACTGCTTTTAATTTATTGACATCTCTTTTAACTGGGTGTTTTGCCAATTGACCTTTTAAATTATTTGCCTGTGAAATAACTAAATCAAGTCCGGTTAAAAAGTTTTTTGAAAATTCTTCACCACTACGAACAAAGTAATCTTCTTTGATGATACTTTCAAGTTCAATGTCTTGAGTTAAACCTTTTTCCATTTTTTGTAAACTTTTGTAAAATTTTCTGGCATCTCTTTGAACTTCTTTTTTAATGTTGTCAAGTCCATAATGTCTAACCATCATTTTTAGTGCGTCTAAGGTTTGTCTTGACATTGGACTTTTAATTTTTAACAATGCATTTACCATATCGATAGTCGCAATAGTATCTTTTGGATTTGTTTCGTTTACTGATTCTTTTTTATTTAAAATGTTTGCAATTAAATCACCTTTGTATCGAGTTCCGGTGTTTCTATATGCTTTACTAATGTAATCATAAGATTTAGCTACTGCGTTTTTTGCAGTTCTTTCATCAAATCCAAGACCTTGTAAATATGTAATGATTTGGTCTTTTTCTTTTTTGGATTCATTTACTGATTCGTGTAATCCTTTTTTAACCATTCTTTTTATGTGGTCTTTATAAGAACTCGGATTTTTCTTTTGACGTTTTACTTCACCATCAATACCATCTTTATTTGAAAACACAAGTTTAGCAATCATCATTTGTTCTTCTTTATTTGCCCAAGGGAAATGTTTCTTTTCCCAATCCATTGAACCTTCGTTTACTTTTTTCATTTGGTCGTGTGATTTTTCTAATGTTTGTCCTTTGGAAAAATTATCTCCGTTGTTCGTCACGACAAAAGTAACATATTCTGGATTTACCTCTTTTACTTTACCGATTGCTCCGTAATGT